AGATAATCTGAATAATAAATATCAGTAAAAACTGTAGGTATTATAGTAAGATAGCTTTTTGGTAAAATGTTTGTTGATGATGAGAACGGTTTTAGATACACTTCAATATAATCACCTGGCTCAAGGTCAATTGAGGTTTTTGTGATTTGCCCTATCCAATAGAAATCTACAGTATAAAATGCCGTTCCACTTTTTCTAATTTCTAACGTATATTGTTGTGTGCTACTTGAAATATTAACATTCAATACTAATTCTATGCTAACATTTGTATTTTTAATAGCGGTGTATCTGGCAATAGAATTATCCCAAAGATTGTCACTGCCGTCTGAATAACCAGGTATATTATCATAGAAATTTATCCTTGAAAACGATCCGCTTGATATAGTTTGTATGGATGAAACACCAACTTTAGATGTACTGGCATCTATTTTATCTTTTTGATTTTTGAGTGATGATGTAATTACAAGTTCATTGTAAGTAGGATTACTCAAAAGCTCTCCATCTATTTTAAGATTATGATGTTTAAATATTCCACTGATAATATCCTTTACAAATATGAATGGATAAAAATCATTATTGATATCAAAGCTAGTATTATTATGAACTAAGACTCTATTCAATCTATCAAATAACTCCCCCTTATCAAATAACGGAAACACTATTCCGTTATCATTTGACCAGCTATTTTGAATAACGTCGAATGTATTTGATACATCGAATCTGCTAAAATTTAAATCACTCAAATTTGAGTTTATCTCAACAATCCAATTGTTATTCCCAGAGAAGAAACTGAATAGTATTATTTTTGTTGTTACATTTTCAACACGAATATATCCATTATACAAAGTGTTACCTGAGTCATTCTGTATTTCAGCCGATACTTTTTTATACCTATTATTACCGGATAGATTAATGTCATTTACGTTTAGTAAACGTTTATTTTTTATGGTGGCGTTAACCTGTGATTGATATGAAAAATCGCCGGTAGTGGATGTAATGTCCTCAAATAGTTTCCATGATCTTTCTATATAAAGCTCTCCATCGAAATCAAGATATTCATCGCCTACTTTAATTATCATAATCGTTGTGAAGGTATGTCATCCGTATAAGAAATAGTAAATGATAAATTGTAAAGCTTATCATTGTCTTTATAAGCGCTCCATGAATCTGTATCAACAATTACGCGACGCTTATCAGATCTTGAATTCACCATTTCTACCAGTATGGAGCTTTTAATATATTCAATTGCTTGCAGTTCATCCAAAGTAAGATACTGAGAATGGACTAAAATCTTTTTATTCGAATTCCTGAATGTCTGCCTACGTATAGTATTAGCATCTTGACCATATGATTTAGGCCACTCTGAAAATAAATTAACTTTTGTTTCACCTGAATCTGTTATATCACGTATATATTCTTTGTCAGTTGGCTGACCGGATCCGAAAACCCAATAATCAAACCCACCAAGATTATTAAGCCAAGTCAATTGAATAGCATTTGTCGTGCATTCATTAACAATACTTAAACAAATTTCATCTGTTATATCTTGTGCTGGTATTGGTGGCGTACCTGGTGTTGTTGTAGTTGCTGTTATTGAATTAATAGTAATTGTGATATTACCACCGCCAACTGTAGCACCAGTCTTTACAAGTCTTGCTTTAATACCATATTTTACATCTGGATCTGTGGCTACAAATGTTATGGTGCTATTTCGTGTTGCTCCCGTTGTTACATCAGTAACACTTGATTCTATGATATTATTTGATGAGTCTAAAATATAAATATAAAAACTGATTGTAATGTTAAGTGCCAGCATATCTGAGCTAGTCCAGTTAACATTAAATGAATATGTATTGCCTGCTATAAAAGCAAGATTTTCTGACCATATATCAGAAACATTACTCATGATTCCTGTTGTGTAAGGTAGTGCCACATTCGGACTTGCTCCGGTTGTCCAGTCTATTCCAGATCCTGCATTATTAACACCTGAACTTAATGCTGGTAATGTTACATTTGTCGTTGTCTCTGGTATTCCTGATGAACCCAATGTAGAGGCCTTAATGCAATATTGATCATAACTTGATTCAGCTGATATGATTTGTCTAATTACACCATAATCAGGACTCGATATTGTTTGCGTCTCTGTGGATATTGTCGATCCATTTAGTTTTTTAACTATTGTTATGATAACGTCAAGTGAACTGAAAATATTTATAAATGAAATATCGAATAGATACCCGGGCCAAACTTTTGGAATTATAAACTTAGTTAACCAAGTACCTATGAACTCTGTCATAAATCCTGAATATTGATTCTTAAATTCAAGCTTTGAATTAATGGCAACGCCTTCAAAATTATTAATGTCGTTTGATTCTTCGCCTTCAAACGTGGTTATTGTGTAACCATCAGATGTGTCATAACTTTCTTGAACAGTAATATAGAATCCTGAGAACGCATCCAAATTAAGCGGCCAAGATGATTGAATCATGTTATTGCTAATCTCTATATATGCCTTAACTAACTCAGCAACAGAGAACATGACTTCATTGTTTGAATCTGGTATGAATCTGAAAGTGCCTGCTAACTGGTAAGGTTTTTTTACGTATTGGCTATGTGTTGCTGGAAGCCCTGCATAGATATTTACGATGACATGGTAATTAGAATAATATAATATTACCATTCCTCCTGAGAATGATAATGAGGAATCATAAGCAAGATCTATCGTTATGACACTGGATGAAGATTTATCAATGACCTGGAATATTCCATTCACTTGTGATGATAGTGCCCCCGAAATCTGTATATATTCAAGCTCATTTATTGTTAATGATGCTGACAATGTAAGCTTGGTATAACCGCTAGCATTTGCATAACTTGATACCGTCACAAAAACATCAAAGTTATTCGTCGGGTATAGATCCGATTTGATTTTGTAAACTATCGGTAAATGTATAGCAGACCATGAATGTAATGATTGCTGAGGGCAATAGGTAATGTCCGCATCTACTACCCAAGGAACATAACTTCCATCTGGATTTAAAAGAAAAAACCGGATAGCTGATACATTTTGAACCTGCCAGAATCCGTTATAATCCTCCACAAAAGAACTTATGTAAACCCAATCGCCGGTATTTAGATTATGGGCTGATGTTGTTTCTATCGTGGCATATGTAGCATAATCTTCGTGTATCGTTGCCGCTACACAGGTTCCTAAAATAACCCCCTGAGGTCTTTCAATTATGCTTAAACCCATCGATGAATATGTTTGTATAGACTTTAGTCTGTTCTTTTGAAACAGCCTTTACAACTTCTTTTTTAAGCTTCTCCAGCACCGGAGTATAAACTAAACGGCCGCCTTGTTTAAAGGTTTTGTCGCCTTCTTTGTTAATCTTCAGAACCAGGAATTTAGCAAGTTGTTCAAATTTCTTTGGTGATAGTCCCGATCCTATCCCTTTGGCGCGCATGTACTTCATCATATAATCCTTAAAGCCACTATCTTTTGTTGTCTTGCGTGGTCCTCGTCCGGTCTCAATAGCTTTGAAGAACTTACGCCCATATATTGTAAGCGTGGTTATTGCGCCTTGAGCCTGTACTTTGAAATGAACTGAATGTGCCGTCTCACCGGTGGCCGATATCTTACCAACTGCCTGCTTGATAGCCTCTACTCCTAATTGACCATATTTAATCAGTATATTTATCAGCATACATTTGTAGTGTCTGGCACATTTATAGTGAATGAAAGAATAACTCCACTGGTATCATCGGCATGCTTATGAATAAATGGCATGCGTTCAGTGGAATCAAAATCAACAAGTTTTGCAGATTCAAGCGAATCAACATAAATCTTAGTAAGCTTCTGTGCTATTAGATCACATTTATCAATGATATCTTCATACTCGTCAGCTGAAGAATCTATTTTGTCTTTCATGGCAATATGTAAAACCACTTTCCAGTGATCCATGTGAGCGCCATAATGGATTACATCAGGATTATTGGAGAGGCTCTCAAGCCATATGAAAGGGTACTCTTTTGATCTATCTTTGTTGAATTCAGTAATACGTCCAGATCCAAAACTTATTTGATTCCCTAGCACTTTAATGCCATCATTTATAAGTTGACGTATTTCGGCGCGTGTCATCTTATTATATTTGCCTTACCTTGATTCCAATTGATTGATTTAAATTCTCCAAATGTGTCTTTTATTACTTTATATCTACCCGAAATCACACCCTCTGCAAAAGCATTTGAAAATCCATTAGGATATTGCATTATTCCTGTATTGGGGTTATAATTTTTGAGTGCATACTCATAACCCTTGTCGAAATCATTTTTATATTGTTCACTCATTTCTTATTCCTCATTATCTCTGAATACCGTTTAACCGTTGCAGTTCGATGAGCAAGATAAACAATATTGTAGTTAAAATCATATACCGACCATTCTAAAAGCTCTTTACGCTTATATCCTGTTTCTTTTTCCATGTAAAGGAGCGTACTATAAAAGCCAAACGAAGTCGCCATACGGTCAAAGCCAGCCTGAAGTTCCTCAGGAGTATAACCAGCGGGTGGAAGCCTTGACCGGTGTTGAAGTTCAATCCGATCAATTTCGCTAATGTAAAATTTCCTATGCCAAGTACCTCCTGACATGGTGCATTTAAGAATAAATCTTTCATTTCTTCAGCTTTTTTCCAGTCATAGGGGTTGCAAGCATAGATAGCGCAATACAATGGATAGTTATCAAGATGCTGTTCTATGGTCATTTCTGATGATTTTTTAAGGGTATCTTTGATATCCTCGAATTGTGCAATAGATTCATAGCCCAAGTCTTTTGGTATTTTATAGCTTAAAATAGATTCTGGAACGCTATTAACAGGTTCATTCTTCAGGAATCCAACTGCCAGAATAATGTCATCCAGATTTATAATCTTAGCCTCTCGGATGATCTTTTCTTCTATTCCGGTAAATAGGGCCATGACCTTAACAAAGTCTGATTTGCATTTCTGCAGCTCCAAGAACATTTTAAAATTGACCTGATTCCACGATGTTGGTATTTCACGTGAAACAAGAATACCGTTAAGTTTGATTTGTATTTTCATCGGTGCGTACTGAAATAAGGTGCTGAAGGTCTATCTTTAAGTTTGTGGTATGCTAATGCCAATGAGTTAACGGTATCATCATGCATGCCTTCAGGGGCACCATAACGCACCCCAGTGCGACTATAAATGAATTCGAATGCTTCCATTTCATCACGCTGAACACCATCCAATACGCTAACTAAACCATTCTGTAGCCCTGATGCAAGGCCTTCCATAAGCTTTTGTTTGCTGGCTGATGAATAATGATATCCTTCCACTTGGTAACATTCTTTTTGAATATCCTCGACTATCGGATCACCGACACCAGTACTGTCTATTGCTGCAGGCGTTGAGCCCACGATTGATATGATCCGTCTGCGGGTTTGGCCCCAATCGGATTGCCATCGGTCAAAAAAGCATTGATCGCCATTATCATCCAATCCTATTACTACGGTCCAATCCACGGATTTAGCGAGGTCTATTCCAAAAGCGACCGGTGTTTTGTTTGATAATGGTTTGATTTGTTTTTGTATGAATGGAATCCCGAAAGGGTTTGCTTGGTCGTCAAGATCCTCGGCGAGATACAGTTCTTTGAATGCCAGTTCTGGCAAATCTCTTTTTGCCTGCTCAATTTCTTCCAGTTCAAGAATGCCAGCCTCAACGGCATCATATGCTGTTACCTTAAACGCTTCATACCCGGCCTCACCTGATTTGGCTTTTAACCAAAGTTTGTGCCCCCAATTTTTGCGGCCTTTGGCATTCCCAATGAACTTACATTGCCCTTTTGTTGCGGTTAATGTCGATCTAAGAGCTGTCCATGCTTCTTCTTTCGCCCGGGTGAACTCGTCAAAAACAACTGCGTAAACATCTTCACCATACAAATTATCAGGATTATCAGCTGATTTGAACCAAATCCTATTGCCTGATGATAGTTCTATGAATAGTTCTGATTCATTGATTCGATAACCACATTGAATCGCAACTCTACGTAAACGGTTAAAAGCTATTTTTGCCTGGGAGAATACGGGTGCCACCCACCAATAATTGCGTATTTTGTTGTTTCCTGGTATATCTTCGTGTGCTTTCTCGAATAACCACCATAGATGCGGGAATGTCTTACCTATCTTAGTGGCTCCCTTTGTGACTGTAAACCTGGCAGGAGAGTATAGTATTGCCTTTTGATATGATGTTAGTTTAGGGCGTTCAATTTCTATTTCTATATCGTGCACGAAATTTTATTTTGTATGCTACCGAAAAAACAAAAATTATATTTGGTTATCCTGCGTCAGTGAATTTGATCTTACGCGATGTCTTATCAATCTCTTTTTTATCAGCAAGGCCTTCAATGCGTGCTGCAATGTTCTGATTAAATACTCCAGCAAGGGCACCGTCGATAACATCTTGGCTGCAAATACGCTTAATTGCGCGAATGGTGGGCAAGAATTCAGCATATCCTTCGTCTGTATTCTGCTCATAATGACCTAAATGAGCAGCTATATCATTTGATGCTAGCCAGCCTTCAAATCCACTCCAGGTAATAGGGCGCTGCCTTTCTTTCCATACCTCTTCAGCATCCTTGCCTACGAAGTCATGCCATTTATATGGATTGGCTTTAACCCATTCTAAGTACTCTTTGAACTTGCTGAAGAGTTCTTCCGGTGTTTTGAATATTTTTGGTTGGCCTGCTGGCATATAGATAGTTGCTCGGGTTTATCAATGAAAAAGCCCAAAACTGTGTTAAGGTCATGGGCTAAATTTCTTACACTCCTTGCAAAGTGTGCGCTCTTTCGTTCGTCTGAGTTACGTTGTACATGGTCGCTAAATTAGCGATTTAATGCTTTATTTACAAAATTTGGTATTCTTTTATAGGATATCTCATCCACTATTAATATTTCCCCGTGTGTTTGAAATTCAATATTATAGTATTGAACATCGCTATCTGTGAATATTCTATCCAAATAATGTATTAATTCTTTAGGTTCAATAATATCGGATTTGACAGTTATTTTACTAACTGATATTGTAAGCTCAGTTCTTCCGTTATCCAGGCTTATTATGTCTGAATGATGATTAAATAGGCTAGCTATTAGTATTATGATTGTTTTCATCGCGTTTAATTTGTATTAACTTGAAGCGCCTCGATACATGCGACTTAGCTTTCACTTAGATGGACTCTGTTTCCTCGCACTCACAGAATCAAGAAACCGGTATCGTTTTTACGGCCTAAGGTATCAAAGTTTGCCGTCTTTCCGGCTGTCATCGGTTCTCATGACTCCTAACTATTCCGAAAAATCATTAGGAACCTGGGTTTTGTGGTGCGGATGGAAGGACTCGAACCTCCAATACAAATGCTCATCAGCTTTGCGCCTATTCAATCATCTACATGTCTGTCGATGAAAGACTTCAGCCATTTATTGCAGCGTCTACCAGTTTCGCCACATCCCCGTCTTTCAAAGTAGGGGCTAACCAACTGCTAGCCCCTCAAATATATTTCTCAGTCAAAGTAAACTCAATTTCACCATTCATTGAACGTTTATTTGCTTCAGATGCCTTTTTAACAGCATCAAAAGCCTTTTTAGGAAGCCTCAATAATAGCTTTTTTTCATCCTTTTTACCTGTCTTTGCCATAATTCTGAATTGTTACCACAAAGATATATTAGAATGATATTAAAAAGCAAGTAAAAAAATATTTATTTATTTTCATTGAAATACTTGACTTGTATATCAAAATGATATTACATTTGTTCAACAACATTAAACGGAACGGATTATGAACTTCAAACCAAAATATAGAATATTATTTAATGTGGCGTGTTCAAAACATGTTTTTGATGCTACTAAAATTTGTGACGATTGGTTGTGTCCGCAAAATGACGGATCTATAATTTATCTTGTAAGGCTATGACCATAACCACCACCGACCGCCTCATCTTACACTCCATGGCTACTACTCCTATGAGTGAGAGAATTAAAATAGCATTAACTAAACTTAAAAAGTGATGACACTTTACGATAAAATAATTGAGCTTGGAAAACTAGGCTTCGATATAAAATTTGAAAGACATCTTCACACTGATATGAGGCCTTATTGCAGTACTTTAATTTCTATTAGATATCACGGAAATGTGGGCGTTAAAATAGATAATAGCAAACCATTTACTCCTGAAATGATGGATAATGAGAAATTTATAGTTTCGGAAATCGGTAGAATGTATCAAGAAATGAAAGACCATTGCTATGCTGATGGTCATTACTTTAGAGAAGATAGAGATTAAAATATAAGAGCCATTCCCCGAAATTCTAATTTATCTGGGGAAACTGACAGCTTGGTCTTTACTGAATTGATTTCAGATAGGGGATGGCTTTTTTAAACAACTATAATTATGGAAAAAATTAACATCTATGGGGTCGTTAATAAAGTGATTGGTAATATCAATCCTGCTGGTGACGCAAGTAGGGACGACATTCGATTAAGTAATCTTGTTGAAATGTGTGAATTAGTTGAGCTGTTGGTAAATGATATTCGTGATGTCTCAAAAAATAAGGATAGATACGAGCACTCAATGAAGAAATCCGGTGAATATGCTGATAATTTTTTAAAGAACCTTGAGCTATGAAACTGAATCAAGAATTACTTAATCGAATACAGGAACAAATTGTATTTGAACAACATAAAGGAGAAGAGTTACATAATGCAATAGACCTATTTAATAATGAGGATTGGCCAGAAGTATGCCGCCGCTATTCCGAACAAATCATAAAATGCACTGAATGTGACGGATCAGGTGAGCATGAGATAAATGTTGATTGTGTGGACGCTCCGAGTGCTGACGGTTGTATGTTCTGTGAGGGTAAAGGTTACTTAGAAGAATAAATATTATGGCAAAGAATGATTTTATAGTTAACGGTTCTTCATCAGTTTATCCAACTGGTGACCACTCATGTGTAGAGCCAAAATATGGTCTTTCAAAGCGAGAATTATTTTCTATTGAATTATTGAAAGGGATGGTTTCGGGCTATACAGATGAGGATAAGGTTAATGGCCATTTTATTCCAGCATGTGAATATGCTCTTTTAGTTAAGAGTTCAATAGAATTGACTGATGAGCTTTTAAAGCAATTAGAAGAATGAAAAAACCTGAAACCATAATCATAGCCTTAATCGGCTTCTTAACGCCTGTACTCTTTACTTTGGGAGTATGGCTTATTAAAATGTTTGTTCACTTAAACTAGCAAATATGAAAAAATCTTCAACCATCATTAAAAGTGCTTCTGTTAAAGTAATGCTAAGCTACGACTATTCTCATTTCGAAGCTTCAATGTCACTTGAAAATGATAAAGGGATAACGCCTGCTGAACTTGACGATGCGCGTAAGAATTGTCAACGATTATCAGATAAAGCAATCAGTCAATATAAGAAAGCGAAATCAAATGCTGCAAATCGTAATGATGGTGTTTACAAAATGAATAATTTTGAAAGTGAATGTAAGCGTATCGAATCTAAATCAGAAGGAGATAGAACCATCAATGAAATTGCGATGCTTAACCAATATAAAAATGAGAATTGGCAGGCTCAATTTGATATTGATTATGACTATGAAGATGACGATCAGGATTATAAATTCTAAAGACATGTACCACGAACCTGACCATTACCACCACACTGAAGATGACCAGTATTACGAAGATAAAAATAATCAACGTCATAATGGCATCCGAGGAACAGTAAACGGATTGTTATTCGTGATAGGTCTATGTACTTTGGCCTATGTAATCTACCAATGCATTATTCATTTTTAACTATACTTTTAACTTATATACTACTATGAAAACTCACATTACACATTCAAATTCAGATCTTATCAATAACGATAAATATTCTGAAGGACATTTTTTGCGCGAAGCTATTGCCATGCGTTCAAAAATAAATTGGCGTTTCTTTTCAAAAAAAGATCAATTGGACACTAAGTCTAAAAAGTTATTGGCTGAGCTTAAAAGCGAAGCTAATAAGAAATTCAATAATGAAACAGTGGTGAGATATAGAGCTGTATAAAAGCTATGATACAATCACCTCTAAACTCAATCACAGAACAAGAGCGAATGCAAGTTCCTGACCAGACACCGGAGCATGCAGCAATATTAATCTTTGCTGACATGACAGACACTTTTCTAAAATCATTCGAGCTTAGGTTCGATAGTGATGAATCAAGTGTTAGCAGGGATGAAATGCAGCACTACATTTTATCAGCAACTTATATGAAAGGTCGTTATGGCCGTAAGCATATTGTTGCGAGAGTTCAGGAAGTATATTCATCTTTACCGTTTTAAAACTATGGAAGCAATAATATTTTTACTATCCTGTCAGTTCATTACTGGCATTGTTGTCGGACTTTCATTAGTCTATGAACTTAGGCGCATCAGAAAGAATCAGGAAAAGATTTTATAAACACTTTAGAACATGCCAGAAACACAACAACTAAAACCGATAAACGGAAATGGAAAAGACAGCAAAGATTACACGAACAACATTCAAAAATGTTTGGAACAATCCAAAAGGAGGCCAAGTATTTTATCACGAAATTGAATTAGATAATGGCGACAAAGGTCAGATTGGTTGTAAGGATCAAATGCCAGAAAAGATCAATCCTGGTAAAGAGCTTACTTATACAATCGAAGTAAATGAAAAAGGCAGCAAAATAAAAGCTGTGATACCATCTCAACAAAATGGAGGTAATTGGCCGAAAGGCGGACGAACTTCACCTGAACCACGGGTTCAAATGATCTCCTTTGCTATGGCTTATACTAAAGATTTGGTTGTTGCTGGGAAACTTGATCTTAAAGATTTGCCTACACATTTTGACATTCTTTATAACGAAATGATTTCAAAGCTATGAATAATCTACCAACAACCGCTACAGGGGTGCTACAACAATTTAGCACTTCTTTAACAGGCATAAACATAATGTCTGATCAATTAATTGAAGCTGTGAAATCAGGTGAAATTGATCCACTTGCAGTCCGCATACAAATCAAAGCTATTGAAATGGTTTTGGAACGGGTGAATAAAGAAACGATTCAGAATCAATTAACTGCTGCCGCGAAGTATCCTGAACAAAAGTTCGAATTTCTTGGAGCTTATATTCAAAAGACTGAACATGGCACCAAATACAATTACGCTGGCTGTGGAGACACAATTTATGAAGAGCTGGCAAAGACTGCTGATAAGGCAAACGAGGCTCTGAAGGTGCGCTGTGAGTTCCTGAAGACTTTAAAAGAACCTTTACGAGTAGTCGATGAATCTACAGGAGAAATAGTTCTTATTCATCCGCCGGTTAAAACTTCTACTTCAGGACTTAATATATCAATAAAATAATGGAAGGCCTTTTAATACCTGTAGTTGTTGAAACAATCCGTTCGCTTAAAGATGGTAGCATATCTGTGAATGTTCAAACTCAGGAACTATCGCCAGGGAAAGCCGCCGAATTATTCGGACTTCGTAACAAAGTTTGCTACGCCTATTTTTCAGCTAAGCAAATCGAAAGTAAAGAACGGCTAATCATTGATTCAATGGATCCTGAACTTAAAGGTAAGACACCAGGTCAACGTTTACGCGCTGTTATGTATCGCCTTTGGGAACAAGATGCCGAAGGATATAAGGATAGTGAAAGCTATTACATCGCTAAAATGGAGCAGATCATTTCAACTTATAAAGGCAATCTGATATGAAACAACCATACACACCCAACAACCTACCCCAAGAAATAGTCTACCACATTCAAAGATCATTCATTCAGGACTTGTTTTACTTGGGATGCAGTATCTCGTTTTGCACTGTGGTTTCCATTATTAGCATTATTGTAGTGTTACATCAAATTACGCCGGACTTATGAAAACAGATAATGAATTGATTGAAGAGTTTTATATTTCACAAGGAGGTAAACCTCACATGAAAGAAGATCTTTGGTTCTATGAGTCAGATTGGAATATGCTTATGCTGGTAGTTAAACACATATTTGATTCAGACTTTTTAAATGATTTTGATGAATGGAAATCAATGGTTAAGCAAATTGTTAATTCATTTGAATGCATTGAGATTTCAATTACTCGTGAAAAGGTTATCAACTTTATAAAATGGTACAATGACAAACATCAAGGAACGTTTAAAAGTTAGGCTCCTTCTAGGCAGCACCGTTACTCAGGCTCAATGCTTAAAGTGGTGGAATCATTGGCGCTTAGCTGTGCTAATAAACAGGCTTCGTAATGATGGATACAATATCGTTACTGAAATGGTAAGAACTAAATCAGGCAAGACGTATGCAAAGTATTTTATACCTAAACAGAATTGATCATGGCAAAGAAGATAACAAAGATAGCACCAATCTATCGATCAAACTCAACTGGCGGATATAATTACGTGCCTAATCCTTTCGGAGAAGATCTGACGTTCACTAAAGACACGAAGCAATCGGATGAATCAGCTAAGAAGAATCGCGATAACATGAAGAGAGCTTATAAACGTAAGCACGGATGAAATACTTTAAAAGAATGCTTTACTTTATTCCTGGTGTGCTTATGGCTCTTATACCTGATATCATCTATCGTGATAGGGATGGCATAATTTTAGGTTGTGGTATTATTACTGGTGGATTTATAATATGCTTAGTTGATCTCTTAAATAGAGACAGTAAATTTTAAACGTAAACATGGTTAGGATATGATGCCGAATAATATAACAGACTTAGAGAGACAATTAGTTGAAGCAGAGGAAGAACTAGCCACCTTAAAAAAGGTTTACAACGATCTTGCAGAAAGTCACGCTAAGCAGGTGATTCTAAATAATAATCAATCTGAAACTATCGGAAATTTGTATGATCAAATAGAACTGCTTAATAATGAGAAGAAAGAACTTAAAATACAAGCGAGCAAATTTGCTTACGAATCTGATCGTGCTAAACGAGACCGCGATAGTGCGGAAGAAGAGCTATTAAAAGCAAAGGAGCGCATAGCCGAACTTGAAGACGAGAATAAGACACTTTCACAATTTGACGAACGATAATGCTTTGCTGCCTACATCCAGATTGCCAAAACTTACCGGAACGTAACGGGTATTGCAGCTCATGCAACAGACGTAAACGCAAGGAAGAAACAGACGCGCTTAAACCGAAGAAAATATCTAAGCCTATCCGTAAGATAAGTAGAAAACTTTCTTCTTATTTGAAACGATATGCTCTAATGCGTGACGAATGGATTATTGATAAAATGTGTGTTGTTTTTCCAAGGTTTCCGGCGATAGAACCACATCATAGTTTAGGCCGTTCGCACGACGAATTTTACGACTCCTGGGCGGAGGCTAACGATATACCATTACTTTTAGATATTAGATTCTGGAAGCCGGTATCTCGTATGGGGCACATCAAAATTGAAGGCTCACCAGAATGGGCTTATAAAATGGGATTTTCAGAATCAAGACTATCTAAAAAGTAAGTAGAGTTTTAACGGGGTTAACTAAAAAGATAAGAAAATGAAACAAACAATTTTAGATACTATTTCCGATTTATGCATTGATTTTCTTTTCTATGATCGAAAGGAAGACGAACAATTAAGTTCTGATCAATTAGAAGAGGCTGTTAAATCAGGCGAAATTACCATCGATGATATGGTTAATGAGTTCCGTAAACACATAGAGGAAGCCTTTAAAGATTCTAATTAAATTATTTCTCTGATTTGTTTTGAGGAAAGGTAGGAAAGAGATAATTTCGCCTTGTAATTTCAAATTCCCCTTTATTGCTGTCTGGAAGCATCAGTAAAGGGCGAAGGTTTTAACCAATAAAGCCTAGCTCGCATGTCTTCCAGAATGCGGGCTTTTTTTATGTCAAAAAATTCCAAAGTTTAACTAATCAGACAGGCAACCGAGTATGACGCTGCCGCCGCATTAGAGGCTTTAGAATCAATTCTTATCGACGGGAGAATATACGCCAGGGTAAGAACAGACTAAGTCGATCTGGGAGGATGTAGCATATCGACAAGTGCAGCCCAATGAAGAGAAGCACGCTACCACGGAGGCCGAAACTCCAAAAGTATCTTTTCAAACTTATAGACGCGGTGTTCATATAAGGACTTTTGAAGACGGAACTCATCCAGTCAAGCAAAGTAGGGAAGGCGTCTAAGGATAAGACTGCCCTTCTCTTTCTCAACAAGAATCTAAACCAGTAAGCAAATGGTTAAAAAGAAAAGAACATTAAAAAGTTTAAGAGCTAGGTGGAGTAGTCGTGCTGCTATTGAACTTAGAAAGAATGCAACTAAAGCTGAAAGAGTATTTAGAATAAAGTTACTGGATGCTGGATTTTTAAAACATAGGTTTCAAAAGATTTTTAAAAATGATGATCATATTTTTATTGCAGACTTCTTTCTATCTAAATATCGAATAGCCATTGAGATCGATGGCGGTTATCATTTCACGCAAACTCAGATAATGAAGGATGCCGAACGCGAGAAGATAATAATGTCATTCCGTGAAGTGAGAGGAATTTTAAGACTAACCAATGAACAAGCTTTGTCAATTGAGCCTGCCAGATTACGCGAAATAATCATAGGCATGGCTAAAAATGAATGTCTATGTATTTATTGATGCAACGTCACATTAAAAATAAATATCATTAATAATTTGCATACTTGTGTTACGCTGTGTTACTTAGTGTCATGAAACAGCATCAAACTATGAGAATTGAATCTAGTATAATTCAAACTCTAAAAAAAGAGGCGAAGAAAGAACGCCGATCATTAAACAATGTCATTGAGAATGCATTGCAAGATTTTGTTGATTCTTTAAAGCAAAAGAAATCATGAACAATTTTAATTTAAACGCTAGATATATCAGTGACATTGAGCGATGGACTACTGATATCAAAACACCAGCTGGTAATACATGTTATGTTGCTATTGGTTTTAGTAAAAAAGAGTCTGAAGATAGGGCAAGATTTTTAATAAAAGCTTTAGAACTTCAAATTGAATTATCTGATCTTAATATTGCTGAACATGAAGCTAAACATGAATTGCCATGCAGGAAAAAATGACACTCGACTACTGGAAATCACAGCTTGATGAACGGTGGTTAGAAACAATGTCAATGCTCCACAAAGGCAAAGACATGGATGAAGCTATAGCCCAAAGTTTCGGGTTCTTAATAGCTGATGAAGTCAGGCTCGAAAACAGCAATGCATGCGATTTTAAGAGACTTGTAAATGGATGGTTGTCTAAGATGCCACGACCTAAGAAAGTAGCACAGAAGTTAAATTTTGATGATCTATGAGAAAGAATGGTTATTTCGGAATTGGTTGTTTGAATATGAAGACATCAATGAACTATGGCACTTTATTTCGTACAGCCCAAATATTTGATGCTGATTTCATATTTCTAATTGGTAGCCGATTCAAAGAACAAGCTAGCGATACAATGAAAAGTAGCCGACATATACCGACATTCATTTACAAAGATTTTACAGACTTTAATGATCATAGGCCGCATGGATGTGAGTTGATTGGTATTGAATTGATAAAATCAGCAACCCCAATTGAATCATTTAAGCATCCAAAAAGAGCATGTTATTTATTGGGCGCAGAAGATAATGGATTGACAAAACAGGCAATTGATCATTGTCAAGAAATAATTTATTTGCCTGGAGAACAAAGTTTGAATGTTTCTGTTGCTGGCTCAATTGTTATTTATGACAGATACATAAAATCAAATTAAAAAATGCGCGAATTCTTTTTCACACTCCTAAACAACCTTTACAAGATGGCAGGCCTACGCCAACTCGAAAAGATATACGAAGAGTTCCCAGATAAGAAAGATCATACCAGGGAGATAAACGCTTTACTTGATGAGTTGTGCAAAGTTTGTGGAATGTTCAGTTACATTCCTGAGCTTGACATGCAAAACATAATCCGGGATAAGATCTATTCAGATCCTAAATTCATAGGGCTAAACGGTAAGATTTTATTCAACTGGTTTGACAGCGTTAAGGGGCCTTATTATTCACGATATGTTGACGAACAGGCAAAGAAGTCTGAAGGTGAAAAAGTTAATGCTGAGCCATTAACTGGTGAGGCGCGCGACAAAGCAATAGAAAAATGGCAGCAAGCTTTAAATAAAGTCGGTCATCCTGAAAAGGTTGAGCACACCGGAAGCAAATTGAAAAGCAAGTTCAGCCAATTATCGGATGTTCCGGAAATTAAAGAAAGATACCGACCGCCTTCACTTGAAGAAATAGAAAAGCGAGAACGCCACACCGCATGGATACGCGCCAACTTTGACGCTTATACAGGTAAGCCGCTACCAGGTTTTATAGAGGAAAAAGAATGGACTCAGTTAAACTTTAAAAACTTATGAACTCAACTATTTGGATTGTTTACGATGAACCTGTTAAACCTACTAGGCCATGACAGACAGAGAGAAAGCAGAACAGGCTTGGGAAGAAGCTGCCAATGATTTAACAACAACAGCATCTTCTATTTGTATAGAATTTAAGGATATGTTCAAATCATCCCTTAAAAGAGATATTGAAAAGGAAAAGACTATTGATATTTTGAATGAAAATGATCCATACGATCGTGGGTGGATAGCAGCATGCAAAAGATTTCTTGAACTAATCGAAACAGTTGAACCATGACACTAGAAGAAATACAAAAACTTTGGGGGGAATCGACATGTGGAAAGTCAATTGAACAATTCACATTTGATATATTAAATTCCGAAATTACAAGACTTGAAAATCTTAATAAGATAAGCAAGTTTTCAAACAGCGAGATTGGGTCACACCACTGGTCAGCAACGGTTCTTTCATTTATAATGCGAGTCGGTGAATACATGGCACAAGAGGATAAAGACCTTGATATAAAATACTACAGAGATTGGGGGATTCAAATAAAAGAACGAGCAATTGAGGTAAATAATTTCATTCACACGCTGCCTGACAAGCCCTGAAAATCAAAGTACTCAACATTCTATTAGAACTATGAAAAAACATCAAAGCCTACTCATTCCATCTGAAAACAAATTCCACAAAGGAAATAGAGTAGATAAAAAGCATTATTGGTTAACGCCGCCTGATTTATACGCTCAATTAAATACTGAATTCAATTTCGATTTTGATCCTTGCCCTTACCCACTACCGGAAGGATTTGACGGCCTTACCTGTGAATGGGGTCAATCTAGTTATGTAAATCCACCATTTGGATCCATACTGCATCAAGGAAAAAAGAAAGGGCCAACCGCGTGGGTTAGGAAAGCAATCGAAGAGCATGCAAAAGGAAAAACAGTCGTCTTAGTATACCCTATCGATAAATGGGTGTTAATGCTTTTAAAAGTTATTGGTTGTGATGTTAGGAATCTTGGTGATGTTCGATGGCATGCAATTGAAGATGGATCAATAGGAAAAGGAACTGGTCGGCATATTGCATGCTTTATACTGAAATCTAAACAATGAAAACTTTAACTATTCTATTCGAATTTCCTAATATATTCTACGCTATTATTGATGGTGTGAACATTAGAATTGAGAATCCGGAAGTACTCAAAGGAATTGTATATTCCATTATGGGTGATTTCTTCAAAGTTAGAAGAGGCTGTGATTCAGATGAACTTTTAAAACCCGGTGATATATTCCAAGTAGAGTAGAGGGATTTGAGTATGAACTTGAAACCAGGTTTACTGACGGATGGATGCCTACTTATAATAATCCTGATAACTCAGGTTGTGATATTCCAGCCGAACCTTATGAAGTAGCCATTCTAAAGCTTGCTAAAGAAGAGGAACCGAAATGCAGATGTTCTAATGATCTTGAATATAGTAATTGTTCAACAAAGTGTGAGCGATATTCTGCTGAATTGGAAGAAGAGTCTTTTTTTATCAAAACATATAATCAGGCTATTGATGATGTACAGTCTAAATTTAATATACTTTTATCACTTGACCCGAAAGATATTTCATATAGGAATCTTTTGAAGATAGCAGAAAATCTGAAGACCATAATTGAAGAAATTGAAAAGCTAAAGAAATAAACGTTATGAAAACAGCACGAATATTACTACTACTTGCAATCTTATTACTGGTTGCTATGATGGTCAAGGCTCAAACTCAACCTAAAGTTAAAGAAAGATTCTTCATGGCAACATATATATCTGTAGATTCAATTACAAATGGTTTGCGTTGGGGGTCATATTTTTACTCCACTACAGGAGGCTACTTTCCTAATCGGCATGAAATTTATAGACTTATCATAAAAGAATACAAACTTCAGTGCAGTGAAAAAGAATTTGTAATAACTCCTACAGAGTTTAAGAATAAAAAAGAATGGCTTAAATTCAATATGAAATAAACGTTATCGCTCATCGTAAAGCGAACTATTATGAAAAAGTTAATTGTATTTGCATTTATTGCTATTGCGGTTTCTGTAACTGCTACAGTAAAAGAGAAAAAAGTTATTAATGAATACGCCTGGACAAGTGATTGTAAATGTGTGAAAGTAAGTCCTACTTTTGCTCAGTATGTTCCTGTGTCAAACTGCAAAGGCGTTTCAAACTCTTTTGGTTGTAAATAATTAAGAACTAACCTAACGCTCAAACTTCTCGCCTTATTAAAAGAGTTCATAGTTAAAGGGGTTTGATTTGAATTTGATAGCTTAAAGGATGAGTTGTTTGAGTGGAGGGTTTTAAAAATGGAAATATGAAACACGATGAATTTAAAAAATACAAACGTACTAATGTAGCTGAGATGAGAAATGTTGTCTTTGGCGAGGACTTGACAGGTATATCAATATCGAATCCTGACAAAGCACTAATGAAAGAATTTCCTAATGTTTTTGCGCAGGGGTATATTGCAAGAAATCCAGAAAACCACAAAGATCTATGGTATGTTGCAAAAGACTACTTTGATAAAAATTTTGAAGAAGTTAAAGACCAGTCAACAACCCAGCAATGAAAATAGAAACACGCGAAATATACAAATGTGAATATTGTAGAAAAATGTTTCAGCTAAAACGTTTCTGCGAGAAGCATGAGGAGGCATGTAAAAAAAGACCTGACTACCTACGCCCTTGTCATAGTTGCAAAATATTAGCAAAGAAAAATGAAACTATATGGTCTGGTTATGCTGATCAGTATGGTGAATCAGAGAGAGTTGTTAGTGTTTTGTTTTGTGAAAAGAGAGATTGCTTTATTCATCCGCCGTCAGTTGCAGCTAAAGGTAATGCTTTCGATATGGGCGATAAGTGCAATGAAGAAATGCCTAAGACTTGTGAATTTTATGTTGCGCAAGATTTTGAAGATTGGCTTAAAGTCCAATTGCCAGCCCAATAATGAAAGCTACTCCAATTAAAACCGTTTTAATTTTCCCGATGGTCTTGCCTTTCTTTATTTGTTTATCCTGTTCTTCAATCACAGCTTCATCATTTACAAGTTGTCCTTTAAGTTCTTTATTTTTGGCTTCTGATATATTGAGTTGTGCCCGGAAACTATCTGCCTGTTTGGTTAATTGATTTGTGAGCGTATCAACTTGTTTCTTTAAACCAAGCGCTAACGAGTCATCCGCATTGAATGCGGTGGCCACTTCTGGAATAGAATCTATAGCCTGCTGAACTTCCTTAACAGACCTGGTTTCAGAAACTCGTCTTTGTAGCCTGGCATTGTCTTTAGTTAGCTTCTGGTTAGCGATCGACATACGAACTGAATCTTTATACCACCTCTCTTTATCGATTGATTGTAGGGCCTCTAATGAATCATATCGCTTTATGTGTTCTCTGTTATCAGCCTTAAGTCCTTTTATCTTTAGCTCAGAATTGTTTGAAGTCTCTGTGTGGAGAACGTAAAAGGCTCCGATTAATAAAATCAGAATGATAATGATAATGTATGGCAGTTTTTTCATTTGGTATGAATAATCTTATGTCCAGCGATTTCCTTTACACTTACACCTTTTGGTAAACGTTGTTCACGAATCCATAAATAAATTGTATGCCTGCTTTTACCTAAGCTATCTGCATATTGCTTTACTGTCATTTGAACCATAATTCAAAGGTAATGAAAATAATTAACACTAAACACTTGGTAATTAAATCAACAGTTGTTTATTTTACGTCCATGAAAAAGGTAAAAAATAATGCAACAAACTGGATAGTTCTATTTTGTTGTCTATCACCAATAATAATAATGCTTGAATTTTTAAGCTTCTCATTCATCACAGAGATGCTTCGTGCGCAATCTGATATGTCAGTCGTTTTCGGAGTAATCTTTATTTGTGCATTACTTATTTCTAATTACTTACTAATCAAATTAATCATAACTAAAACAAAAAAGAAATGAAAAAACTCATCCTAATTCTATTAATCACATCGACAATTTATTCCTGCACTAGAATAGATGCTGGGCATGAAGGAATTTTAATTAAACAATACGGTACTGAAAAAGGCGTTCAAGATGTTAATCTAGTAACTGGCCGAGTTTGGTATAATCCATGGACTGAAGATGTGGAACAAATACCGCTATTCGTGCAAACGGTAGATTACGAACCGTTCACGGTTAACGCAAAAGATGGTTCTGTTTTTAGTGTTGATCCAACCATCAGTTTAAAAATAATTTCGGGTTCAGCACCGGGCATTTATACAAAATACAGAAAAGATATTGAAGAAATATTGGCAACAACAATTTATAACTACACTAAAGATGCCTTTAGAATTCAATTCAATAAATATTCAACTGATGACATTATTTCAAAGCGTGAAGAATTTGAGACTAATGTTCAGAACTACTTAATTCAGCAACTTGAAAAAGAAGGATTTCATTTAGAGCAGATGACCTCTGGATTAAAATACCCTGATATTATAGTTGAGGCCATAAACAATAAAAATAAAGCAGTTCAAAGAGCTATGGAAGTTGAAAATCAATTAAAAACTGCTGAGGCTCAGGCTAAGATTAAAGTTGTAGAGGCACAGGCTGAAGCTGATGCAAATAGAATACGACAAATGACATTAACGCCTATGTTAATACAACAGCAATTTATTGATAAATGGGATGGTAAAACGCCGCTTTATGGATCTTCTCCAACTTTCTTTAAGAATGTTAACTAAAAATTACTAACTTAGTTTAGAAGTTTGGCATGGTTTAAGTAGTAGGTTTAAAAGGCTGGCAATCGCTGGCCTTTTTTATATCGTAACAAATCCGATCACTTTCAAACCATCCTGAACATCTGATTTAACCGTTCTATCTTTCAAATAAACACCGTCACCATTACGGCTACCATTAGCATTCGTGTTCCCCTCAATAGATTTAAACGTAGTAGAGTTTATTGCCTCGCAAACTACTCCGGTGTGCCCTGTCCATTCTGCTTTACCTCCGCTCATGTGCTGCCAGAATACAATTGAGTTTGGTGTAGGTATCATTGAAACGCTATATCCGGCCTGTTTAAGATTTTTGAATGTCTGTACAGCGGATGGAACAAAGATGTTTTTAAGCTCTTGTATTCGATTAGGGAAGGCCTTCCAAATCCATTTCTCAACGATACACGCACACCAGGACCATCCAGGTGCCCAACCGACTGCAAGCATGTCTTTTTCTAATTGTGGGTCAACAAATCCTGAATTACCAGGCTTTTCCTTTTGGCCTATATCGATTCGTGCTACTTCTGAAAGTGTCATGCTATGGAGATATCAAAGTTTGCCATTATTCTAAATGTGATTCAATGTATTCTAGTTCAGTAATTGCCCTATGCGACCATCTTATCATAAATGGCCATAGATTAAAAAAATGGAAATAACCATCATAGTACATATTCCAATATCCGAAAAGCTTTTTATCAAGCATTTCTTTCTTAAATATACAAATTGAAAAATGGTGCCAGATACGGCAATTACCTGCGGTATCAGTCTTATACCATTTACCATAAAAGTTCATCGTTGATAAATTACAATCACTGATACAATACAAATCACTAAAGCTAAAATTAAGGCAATTCTAAATTGAACTGGATGCTTTATAAAATGCTCATCGAAATACCCAGACGATTTCCCAAGATAAAATGGAACCTCACCACGCATTTTATTCAATACCAATGGAAAGTACAACCAAAACGAGATGCATTCGAATAAGATGTAATTAGCTGAGTAAAGTAAGTTGTGCCAATTCCAAAGAGACAGATATAATAGTCCCGCAGGAACCCGAATGAATAAAAAGGATTGCCAATAAATTGGATGCTTCTTTTTTATTGTGATTAGCCACCAATCACGGTAAGCATGAGCGAATATGAAAGCGAACCATATAAGAAGCTTCAGCGCGATCATGGATTATTACGTAAAGCCCAAAAAATTCCAACGTAAACACCAAAAGCAATCAGACACCAATACCAGTATTCAGGACTGGCTATTGCAACGAGAATTAAAAAAATAGTAATGAAAGCACCCGCGAACCAGGCTTTTGGATCTTTGCCGTATCGTTCTTTGAATGTCATCTTCTTTGATTTTGGTACTTTACAATCTTTTTCCCCTCAATTACATCAAGTCTTTCCTCATGGTTATCAAGGGTCATATTCTGACGAATGTCACTATTATTTAGGATTTTTAGTTCTTCTGCTATCTGCTTAAATGTTTCTGATAAATGACCCATTAGAAATACTCCAATTTTCCATATCAGAATAGCCATAAAGACCACCAATGATCCGCATAGCGTATACCAGAACCAACCGTCAGGAGGGTTTGGTATCTCCATCAAAATGATATTTATAAAAGTCATAGCCTGTTTTTGATAGCATTATAAAAAACGAAATGGATGTATACGAAACTGGTATTAATCCGATGTGATAATCTGCCTCATTGAAATTAAGAAGGAAATCAATCAGATAACCAAACCAAAGATAGACAAAAATTCTTGAAGGTTTTATGAGGTATATAAGCAAGAAAAATATGATCCTGCTCATTAAATAATCAATATATTCAGCTTTAGTCAGAGTTTCTTCGGAGAATATAAAAAAATGATACTGATTCCTATCCGCTGGAGCAAGATTCCATACAGCGGTAAGGGCCATACAAAGTGATATGGTTATTCCAATAAATATGCGACTGTTAATTGCCACCTGATGGGGGATTGTTTCCGCCTGATCCGCCTGGTGGTGTCTCGAGAGTTTTAACTGGATTGCTCTTCGCTTTTGCCTTCAGTGCTTTCTTTTTGACTGGCTTTTTCTTCTTTGACTTCGACATAATATATTGGTTTACGTTTCATTTTTTCTGTTTTGATTGTATTCTTAAGATGTCTTATCAACGTCATAAAAATAGCGAAACCGAAAATGATTACTAAAAATTCTATATAAGCCACGAAAAGCATGACTTAATTTACACATAACTTTACTTTAGTTTGTCAAAACCTTATTTATAGGTTTGATCGATGAAATAAAAGCCAGCGATAAATCATTTCATTCGAGTATGTTCTCGTCCAGCAGTCATGTCCAACGCCTGGATAAATAGTCAATTCGGCCTTTTCCTGAACGATACATTTATTATACTCTCGCACAAAAGAAATATCATGATTTGGTGTTACACGCGTATCAGAGTCGCCGTGAAATACCCAAATAGGCGTTCTCGTAGTTCCGTTATAGCAAATATTTTTAGTAGTTCCACTGCCAGCGCAAGTGATAGCTGCCGTACATGAATACTTTCTTAGATAATTGTAAAGCGAGATAGCCCCGCCTGAAAGGCCCGTAATGTAAACTCGTGTCGTATCTACATTATAATTCTTCTTAGCGAACTCAACGAATTTATGAAGGCTCTCAACATCGTAATAATGGTTTCTATTTGTGTTTTGAGGTAATAGAATTACAAAGCTGTCAACTGGCAATATATTGTGTTTAAGAAGCGAACCGATGCCCGGGTTTAGAACCTCATAAAGCTGAGCGCCTGGATGATTCTCTCCGAAGCCTGTTAATGCAATCAGTAAAGGCATTTTTATTAATCCATTCGGAACGTGATCGGTGTAGGCATAAACTTGCGGATATGGTTTCTTTGCTGGTAATGGATGTTCGGTATAAGATTGAATTAAGCTATAGGTATTAAATGATAATCCATTTGGATAGACTATTTTTCCTTCCGCCTTAGCAATAGGATGATTATCATTATGAATGATCAATAGTTGATTAATGGCTCTATGGTACGATGAGGTATCATTTTTTGCGTATACAAAAACATTGCCATTATCAAATAAACTATCATACTTCTGTCCGAAAGCCAGCGCAGGAAGTAAGAGTAAAAAGAGTAGTTTTTTCATTTGGTTTTCACTTTAACACTATCAATCGAAATTCTTCTACGCAACTCAATTAAAGCCGCTTCAACATTTCTGAAGTATTGAGTTTTGTTTTTCTCTTCGATAGTAGGATCGTAAATAATTGTACGCTTATATTCGTGAGATAATTGCAGTAATAATTGAATGTCATTCAATGGAACCTTGGCAAACTTCTCATACTTAACAGAATCTTTTTTCTGAGCAATGGCGGGAGCATAAGCCAAAATCGATAATAGGATAATTAGAAATAATCTTATCATTATTCAATCGGTTTAGTAGGATTTTAAATTTTGCATTTTTTATACCCTACCAGTTTTTACGGGAATTCATTTTAGTAACAATAGCCTGAATTATTTTATATTCAGCATCCATAGCTCCTTGAGTTGAAATAGATGTAACACCACTTACTTGATTTAATTTAAAGGTTTGCCAATAAGTTTCTTCACTAACTGCGTTAACTGTAGGAGTTATTCCATCATTTTGTAAACATGGAACTATGTTTCCACTAGTTGCATCTGCGCATAACCCAGTAGTTTGATGGTCTACTATCCTATCAGAATATATTGAAAGTAAGCTTATTTTCTGGTCATTTGAAAGTGTACCATCGGCATTTATAAGATCAGTTATTTTACTTCCATAAGAGCCAGTTAAATTTTCATAAAAAGAAACTTTAACCAGTATGTAAAATTCCTTAGTACCATTAATCACGGGCCTGTAATCAAGAACAGTAGCTTTCATTTTAACATTACTGCCATTCCATTGAAGTTTAGCATTGTCACTAAGGTTGACAACGATTGGAGAAACATCTTGAGCTATGACACATAGGGATGAAAAAATAGATAAAATAATAAATAAAATTTTCATGGCTTATAGTATTTAAGTTTAAAATGAACCTGTTATGTAATAGTTAGATCCATTACTTTGAATTTGCTTTCCATTCCATTGGACAGCTAAAGTTGTAGTTCCCTCAGCCGTAACAAAAGCTACAGTGTTTACAGAAGAGTCTATTTTTTTAATAATGTATTCACGCCTAGTTGCCCCACTAGCAGTCGGTAAAGTAATTGTGATATTTCCACTAGTAGCATCCGCTAATATAGTATGATGGGTTGCGTCTAACGTAGTGTTTGCGGTTACTGTGGTTATAGCCATCCCTATACTGCCTGATATATCGGAAGAACTAACAGGGGAAGAAGTTCCTATACCAACTGATCCACCAATGAAAGAGGCTGCATAATTATTTGTAGCGCCTGTTTGAGCATTTATAATCGCTCCATAACTATTAGTAGCTGTTCCAGCAGTTTGAACATTCACACTCTCTACTTCTAAGCCTATTGTGTTTGTAGTAGTAACAGCGGCATCACCTGTAATTGGCGCTCCCTGTATTGATAAATTAACTGGCCTTGTAAATATTGGGCTATTACTTGCCGCTGCTTTTAGACCTTGATTTGTAAAATATGTAAATCTCTGATTTGCATAAGTATTTGTATTCCATGTATGGGCAACTTGTCCAGTGAATAAGTGTTGAATTACCTCATTTGATGCCGCTGTGTTTGTATTATCAGTTATATTTAATGTGGTGAAAGTTCCACCCGTTACAGTACTTCCCCTCACGTCTAATCTAGCCGTTATAGTATTACCTATGCTTCCACCAACCTCAAAACCATTTGCAGCATTTGAAAGAACTGCTATAATTCCCTGTGATGAATTATTTACACCAAAACCGGAAGTTGAACTTACGGCGGAAATATTAAAGGCTAAATTTCCAGTTGATGCAGGACTTGAGAATGTACCATTGCTATCAACATAACCACTATTCCCATAAGCACCGCCATTTATACTATTCTTAAATCTTAATTGCGCAGTTGGATTGTTAACACCTTGAACCGGCAAAACATCAATAAAAAATTTAGTTGTCTGACTGGATGCTGTGGTAGCTGTTTTCCATCCCTGTCCTTCTAAAACTATTGACGGTGAAATTTGTTGCGCGCCTGCTGATGCCGATGTAGAATTCTGTAACCATAGTCCGGCACCATCAGTTTGTGTAGTACCTAAAGAGGGAAAAATTTCTTTATGTATCGCTGTTGTTGTACCGTTAAATGTATAAGCCCCTGCCCCTGTTATACTAATCGCATCAGTTGCACCATTATTAACTACAAAATGAATTCCATTGTTTGTAGTTGTGCCTATTGCTAAATCATCTGTTGTACTGGTTAAATATGAATATCCAGCAGCATTAAAAGAACCACTTCCGGTAAATCCGCTTGAATTCTTACCTAAATTAAGATAGTGAGTTGTCGCTGTCCCATTATCACTAGAAATAACAATATCAGTACTAGCGGTTGCGCCTGAATTAGTATTCTGGAATATTGTTTGAAAATATGAATTAACTGACTTCTGAAATGAGAACGCTATATCAGTATCAGAATACCCTAAAGTTCCATAAGTCAATGTTCCTGAAAATGCAGGGGATGCCGAAAATACCGCATTACCACTTCCTGTTTCATCCGTCAACGCGCTTGCTAAATTTGAACTTGAAGGCGTTGTTATCCATGTCGAAACACCAGAGCCAGGAACTGTTATGCTAAGTGCACCGGTTCCGCCTGAAGTAGTTACAAAACCATTCGTTGTTAAATTTGAAAGTGTTGAAATATTCTGAGAAGTGTTAACCGTTATTGTATTTGTAGACCGTGTTAAACCAGTTGAAAAAGTCAAAGGAAATTCATAATCTGTGCCACCTGATGCTATGCTCAAAACCCCGGTTGTAGTAGTATTCTTTACAATACCAGTAGATAATGCACCTAAAAACTGTGCTCCACTAAGACCTGCATCTGTAGTTCCTTGAACAATAAATTTATTGGAGAATGCAACATTGGCAGATCCGTCTACGCTATTACCTGCTAAATTTCTAGCAGTCGTCCATTTTGCGGCTGAACCTGTAGTATTTGCGGCATTATTTGGAATATCTCCACTTGCCAATATTGCCCAATTAGGAGTTCCTGAACTGGTTTGATTTAAAAACTTTTTAGTTGCTGTTGAATTAGGTGCTATTCTTTCAAAATATCCGGCCGATGATCTTGAAAACATATCGCCGGTAGCGTCCGAACCCAAAGTCATTTGAATACCAGATCCGGAATAAAGACCAAAACCAAAAGTTCCAGAGTGTAGTGAGCTTTGTGTTGAGCTAGTAATATCCGCTATTCCAGTAGTATTTATAAAGGCAGCATTAGAAGTAATATTTGTGTTGCCATCAGTATTAAGATTGAAATCATTTATATTATCTGTGCCGCTACCTATGCTTACAGAATGCGTTCCTGTTGCTCCAGTGATAATGACATCGCCAGTTAAAGCTTTTGTGCCTGCTGTTGGCCAGAATGCTGTACTACCTCCACCAGAACCAGATCCACCCTCCATTACAAAGTTTGTTCCATTGTATCTAAAGCGAATTGATTGACCTGCTGAAATATCACCAGATGCAAGATTAACAAGTGATCCAGAAGAGTATTTTTTTAGAGTTATAGCCCCTAAAGAATTTGTTCCGTCATTGATATTTAATGATGGTGTCGGTGTTCCTGTGCAAGCATTTGTGAATGTAAATGTATAAGCCTTATTTGTTGTATAGGTTGCTCCTATTATCGTTGCGGTATATGTATCAGTTCCGGAAGCGGTTGCAGATAATGAAATAGCGTTATTTATATTTGCAGGTGAATTACTACCTGATGGATTCATTATCGTTTGTCCATATCCTTCAATTGAACAAACTGTGAGTATAAGTATTAATATTTTTTTCATTGTGCTAATCGTTTTGTAAAGTATTTTTGAATCCATCGTATGCCAAAAATAATTGCTTCAAATCCAATACCAGGGGCTAGGTAATAAAGATCATTCCATGATAGATCTGTTCCTACAATATCACCTAATTTAGAAATATCAATTTTCATCTTACCGATTATAAGTAGAATGAAAATCATAACGAAAGATCCTGCCCATATAAATCTCTTAGCCTTCGCATAAATTGCAAATGAAAAGTTTGTTTGAGGATTACCATCTTCATCGAGTTCACGTCGCCTGATCTCCATTTCAGCTATGTTCCAAGCTAACCACGCTAAAAGTGTAAGTAAGAATTTCATAGTCTTTAGAATATAGTGTTTTCAAATATCCAGTCGTTCGGGTCCGTAGTTGATGCATTAGCAATTTTTGCAATTGCTATTACTTCATCCGGTAAAGGATTTCCAGCCTTATCAAGCAATGTAGATGATCCTGATTTTGTACCATAATATTTTTGCCATTGAGCCGACCCACTGGGGAAAAGGTTAGTAGACATATCCCAATTTGAAAATGATAATGTTGCTATTCTTTCTATAACAGGAATTCCGAATCCAAGTTTTACTACTATAGATATATCATTTGTTTGAATTGTCATATAAATTTCATTTCACCAAATATTAAAGGAATCTGATCTTCAATTGAATAATCTACAATAGTATATCCTAGTTCATAATAATACTTACCTAAACTGAATGCCATTGCTGTTGCATCACGTTCATTCCATAAAATAGTGCTGCCATATAAATCAAGACCTTTAGAGTCTATCCACTGTTTAATAAGCTTACCATCCTTTCTATCGTATATTGAAAGAAATAGACCAGCATTACCAGTGAAATCATAAGGAGATCCATCGGACAATGTAAATGTAAATGAAACATCTACTATTGCTTTATTTGCATAGCTCTCTAACGGATAATTAATAGCTCTATAGGTCTTATTATTCATTGTATCGTGTTGACTTAAATATTTCAGACCTGGTTGAGCTCTTACCATTAATAGAAGATATTGCAAAACTCATTTCTTCTTTACATGAATCTACCCATAATGGATATGAATTAGGATCATTTATTCTTGATGTTCTAAGAAAATTAATCAATTCATATTTATAAAATGTTACACGTTCACGAATGCTTTTTTCATATGAGAACATTTTAACATCACTAAGTAATTCACTGTTATCATCTGAGAATTCCCTTATCCCAGTTGGCGTGCTGCTTAAATTAGCAAACTTCTGAAACCAAAAATTAGTTTGCCATGCTAAATACTTTTGTATATATGGAAATATTGAGGTGTTCGCTGGTGAAAATGTTGTTGGAGTAGTTGAGTATTGTAATACCATCTCATCATAAAATGGTTTATTCAAAATATTTTTCAAATCATCCTGCGCCATCTCAAGCAATCCCTGAAATTTTTTAGGATCAATGTTGTCACTTAAAAAACATGTCTCTGTTAAATATGCTATCGGTATTAAATTTGTCATTGTGCCACCGTTAATTGTGTAGTTGGTTCAGGTGTCAGTATATCTTTTGATGGAGCATCATCAAGTCCTAAGAATTTTACTATTTGCTCATCAGAGAACCCAAAGCCAGATTGTAATAATAGCGTAGCTTGTTCTTGATTCAAAGTTCCTTTACCGAATTGACGAATAATTCTCATCAATTGGAAGTTCTGCTGCGCAGTGAGATTTGTTAATATCTTATTTAACTGTAATTCTTCTTGCGGTAAATCATTTCCTAATGCATCGGTTTTAGGTTCATCATCTTGAAGCTGTATTTCAGAAAAATTATTTCTAACATAATCGCGTTTTTCTTTGTCATTTAATACATTCCAAAACTTATCTTCAAGTTTAACATCTACTGTTATTGGATTGTAATTCTTGATTTTTATTTCTGCATTCTTCTTTATCTTCTGTCCTTCAATTTGAAGATTTGGAAGTAATATTTCGTTGTAAAATTGTTCTAATCTGTTGCGATCGGGAGCCGTATTTGACTGCATCAATTCAACTGCCTTTTGAATTTCAGACCCTCCTGAGCCAAGATTAACACCTTCGCTAATATTTGCCAGAATGCCAGGTGTCTTTGTCGCAATAGTTATGTTCTTTGTTGTAAGGTCTTGTAGTGCAATAAACAAATCAGCATTTGCCGTGCTCGGAAATGGATTAACACCTGCAGCTTCTTCTTTTTTAAGAGCCCATAGAACCAATGCAGTGCCCATTTTACTGGAACCTGAAAATGATTTACTCATCATATCATCAAATTCTTCTCCTACTGTCTTATCCGGTTCTAATCGATATGTTCCATCAGGATTAGATACACGCTTCATATATGCTGGATTCTTTGATTTGGCTGACGGATCACCAACCATCTGAAGTATTACTGATTGAAAGAAGCCATTATCAAGGTTTTCTGCATGCGCTTCCTGAATCTTACCATCAATATAAATCCATTTCTTTGCACTCCAGTAATCAGGCACCGGATAGAATCTATATAAAGGCTTTACTTTTCCATAATAATAAACTTGACCGGTGAACTTGGTACCTTTTTTCGATATCTGTTCTTCCAAATTCTCAGGATCCCAAAGCGCATATTCCTTCGTATACTTTTTCTGATAATCTAATGTCCCAAAATAAGGATTGTATTTGATTGTCGTTATGTTAGTCGCGAGATCATCATCAGGCTTTACAAAACGGCAATTTTCGATTGCCATATTATAGGCATTCGTAATTCCATTCAGTTCATTAAACTTAAAATTAATCGTGAAGCCTTCGAATAAGGCGAGTGAATCAGATAACAAACAATGCAAATCCCAGAGGGTCTGTCCATTTTTATTCACTTTTAATTTCATCATGTCCGGATCAGAAAAAGCAGATCCTTTAATGAAATTTGAACGCGTGCTTATACATGATGAAGCTGCGGGGCTATCCTGAACATATTTTGCCAGGATCAACGGGAAATCATTTTTATCACCCCAACGTAAAGTATTTTCTGAGAAATCCTTTTGTCCTAGTGTTGTGGCCTCTCGTTCTAAATTATCAGGCGTATGTCGATGATAAATTTTAGGTCGTGGCGATGCTGAAAACCTGTTATTTTGACGAGGTTGATAATGTTGATCTTCTGCGCCTTCTAATTTGTGTTTCTTTGGTTTTCTCACCCTACAAAATAAGATATTAACACGATAAGATTAGATTTTGATAACCTTCGTGGTTAATGATTTCCAATATCCTTTTGGGCATTCCTCATCCTCAACACGGGTTTTAAGATTTAATAGACAACCGCAATCACCGCATCTTATGCCTTTTCGTATTCTACAAGGAACACATATCCGCATGCGCGAATTACTTATTTCATTATTTCTATTGGTTATTGCAAGATAAAACCCGGTGAAAATTCTACCGATCTTTCGAATCGTTCTTTCCATTCTCTTATTCTCCTTTCATCTTCATGGTTGTAATGTTCTCCAAGATTCCATTTTTTGTTAATAGGTGCCAATCGTGGCCTATATAACGCATGTCTTTTAACAAGCCTATATGATCCTCCGGCGTTCCGATAATGGAATAGAGGTACTGTAAATTCAGAATATGAAACGTTACCTATTGGCTTGCAGTCATGGCAACCATAGATATAACCAATTTCTTTTAGTTTAGGACTGAATAATGCCGATTTAGAATAGTTTTTATCATAAACTCCTGTAGTTTGTTCAAGCCAACTATTAATCGGTAATGATGTCGAATGAACATTCCACCCAAATGTCTTAATAATCGTTGCGTTAGTATCCTGAATAAATGACAAGTCAAGTATTTCATCCGCATCACACACTACAACAAAGTCTGCTTTTGATTCTTTCCAGCAGTTATTTTTGACTTTTATATATTCCTGATCAGATAATAAGCCCTGAATTCCGAATAATTTAACGTAACACCCCATTGATTCGGCTATTTCACGCGTATTATCATCGCTGAAATTGTCGAAAATGGTTATCTTTGAACAATATTTTTGATAGTGTTTTATGGTTAAATGAATCGTTTCAGATTCGTTCCATGCTATTATAAAGGCTTCTATGTTCATATTCTAATCCACGCTCCAGCATCGGGCACTTTATTTTCTGGTATCAAATGTATTTCTAATCCATGTTGTAGAGCGAACTCATTGGTAGCTTGATTAACGCCATATTCGGTAGATAGATAATCATGGAAAGCTATTACTCCACCAGGCTTAACTTTCGGATACCAGGCAGCAAGATCATTTTTAACGCATTCGTACGAATGGCACGCATCAATATATAATAGGTCCAACGAAGCATCCTGAACAAGTCTTGCCATTTCCCAGGTAATACCTTTTAATATTTCAATCTGATGATAATCCCTTATTTTATATAAGGCCTGCTCATAATTTCTATCATGCCAATTATTATCGTTTGACCCATCGCCATGAACATTTAGCTTGCTCCAATTATCAACCATGTAATGCTTTGTTGGCATCCATTCGCGGCATATATCATAACTGAAATTTCCCTCAGCTACTCCTAATTCGCAAGTAACTGGATTCTTTGGAAGAAGTTTATAGAGATCAATTCTATACTTTATGTCCATTGGAATGATGTTGGGTCAAAATCTTCTTTTCTATCTTGGAACCAATATCTTGAATTCTCTTCATTACCGTTTAATTTTGAGAATCCTGAGAACTTAGTTATACCGGTTCCTATATCGCTTTGATTATCGATCTGCTTCACACATCCTGGCACATAGGCGAAGCAATTTAATTGCGGTTGAAGCTTTATGAAAAGCCAATCAATACCGATTGATTCATGAATGTACTCGTCAAAAAGTGATAGTATCTTTTGTATACTGTTTTTATTAACTATATATGCATGTGTAGAGAATGCCCCATAAGTTCGCATTATTCTTGGATCCTCTGTAGGAATGCAATCTCTGCCAATTCCTGATGAGCAATTAGGATTCATTTTAGAGCGTCCTACAGGATGCCAGAAAGCGGGTGAATGAAATGTGCCTCCCAGCCAAACCACGTCCCACTCCCGGCCCTGTAAGAAGTTTGTAATGTGTTCTAAACGATCTTTTATATCTGTGCAGAAGATCAAATCATCCTCCATTACAAAGGCATGCTTATCGCGATTTAAGGCCTCTCGCATGACAGATACTTGTGCCATATGGCAACCGATAGCGCCAGGCGTTCTGTTTCTCATGGTGGCGTATTGTGGCCCTTGAAATAGATCAGGATTTAATCCTATTGTTAATTCTGCTTCAATACCAACACGCGATAGCTCGCGTTTCATATGATCCTTACGATCATGTCTATGTGGTAGATTTATGAAGCTGGCGTAAGATTCGTCGAGTATCATTTTATATAAAGGGCATCGCCCCAATTAGTATTTCCACACCATTTTGTTTCAACACGCTTGAATCCATAAGCACCTAAATAAAAATCAATGTCCTCAATCAATGCACATCCTTTGTAAAGCTCAGCTTTATTTACTTCAAGATAAGCCCATTTAAAACGATTCAATAAATCACCCATGCCTTTTAAGGCCATTAATTCTGCGCCCTGAAGATCAATGTTTAAGAAGTCCATTGGCAATACAGACCAATCATGAGCTTTAAGAATTGTATCAATCCTGTGAGTAGTCATTGAAATATCTTGAACATAATGAACTTCAGGATGAGCAATTTTATGTGTGCCTAATTCAAGAATGGAGCTTGATTGACTTCCGTTATTTGAAACATGGAACGTTACTTGCTTGCCATCTTCATCACCAATGCAGTAATTTAAAGCAAGCGCATGCGGATTATCAGAGATAAACATTTTAAGCTTGTGATAAATTTCTGGATTAGCTTCTATCCAAACCTGATTGTCAATTCCAAGCTCACGATAAATCGGTGCTTCTTCTCCGACATTTGCGCCTATATGAAGAACTCCCTGCGGCTTAATGTTGTACTTTGGGAATAGTTGTCTGAAATCTATAAGCATAAATCTTCCTTTTTAATTTGCCAAACTCCTAATCCTTTCGATGTTTGAATTATTGAAGCCTGCGGAATAACTTCTTTAACTGCCTGCCATACTTCTTTACCATCTTCTTCATTCATATCATGCCCAGCTAAATAACATCCATGCATAACCTTTCGGTGCCACAGTCTTATGTCCGCTTTTGTTGATTCATATCGATGTGATGCATCGATGAATACAAAGTGTGCCCAATTATCTGGCCATTTACATGAAGCATCCAAAGAACCCATTTGCAACAAAGTTATTTTGTCGCCAAGGCCAGACTTAACAATGTTCTGTATGATTGTGTTAGCTTGATCTGTACCGCCGTATGTCATAGGTTCAACCATATACAAATGAAAATCTTTACCCATGTTAGCAAGTGTCTCAGCTAAGAATATAGCACTATGACCGTCTGCAACTCCAACCTCAACAACTCTGCATCCATTTGGCAATCGTTCAGCTATTCCACGATAGTAATCATGGAAATCGCACATATCGCCTGGAATGTTTTTATAAGTTTCGCGCATACTGTGACTTTATCCAAAGATAAGTTAATTCGATCCCCTGTTTTAATGAGAATTTGGGTTCCCAGTTCAATACTTTTCTTATTAATGTGTTGTCTGAGTTTCTACCACGAACACCAGTAGGACCATCAATGTTTTTGATCTTAATGTCTTTTTCTGATAAATCAATTGCCATCTGCGCAAGATTATTTATGCTCACCATTTCTTCACTTCCTATGTTGATAGGTTCTTTGAAATCGGATTGCATTAATAAACGAACAGCATCAATACAATCATTGATATAAAGAAATGAGCGTGTTTGTAAACCATCGCCCCAAACCTCTATATCATTAATTGATATCTGTTCAGTTAGATCTTGTTTCCATCTTAAAGACTCAATAACCTTTCTGCACATTGCTGCCGGTGCTTTCTCCTTGCCTCCTTTATAGGTTCCTTCTGGTCCATAGATATTATGGAAACGAGCTATACGAACATCTAATCCATAATTTCGAGCATAGGCTAAATAAAGACGTTCACTGAAAAGTTTCTCCCATCCATATTCACTATCTGGATTTGCTGGATAAGCATCTGATTCTTTTAATGAATAACCTATTCTTATATTAGGCTTCACATTATTTTGAATTTCTTGTGGATACATGCAAGCTGATGAAGAATAGAATATTTTTCCAATTCCAAAAGTTACTCCAATATCAGCGACATGTAGATTTATCAAAACACTTGTTATTATATCTGCATCATGTTCACCAGTAAAAACATAACCAGCACCGCCCATGTCACACGCAAACTGGTACACTTCATCAAATCCTCCTTTCTTCACTTCAGATTGAGATGGAGCAAACATAACAACAGAAACAAAATCTCTTAATCTCAAATCTCCAATTATAAATTCATCAGCTTCAGTTTGTGAAAACTCAGGATATTTCAAATCAACACCGCGAACCCAATATCCTTCTGACTTCAATCTTTTAACCATGTGAGAACCTATGAACCCACCAGCCCCGAGTACTAATGCTGTTTTCATCGCATTGCTTTTAGTTTGTTAACAATTTCATTAAATAGATTACCTGTCTTTCGATGGTGTTCTTTATAGTGTGAGCCATCATGTACTCTATGTTCGTATTCTAATCCATGGCAAAAGTAAATTGAATTGCCAGCGCTAAGCCAGTTGTAATTTATTAAAATACTGTCTGCGGTCCATGGCTCTTCACGATCTTCGAATATTCGCAAGAATTCATCACGATTAACAAAGTAATTCATAGCGTTTAATGCCGTGGTGAATGTTGATTGGTCTGCATATTCATGGACTATTGATTTACTTATAAATAAACCAGTATATAAAGTAAAATTAAAATGTGGTTTAGCGAATACTGGTTGAAGTAACCTATCGTAATTCCAATATTGTTTATTATTGAAAAGACAATCTATGTAATCAACATCAATTATATTATCAGAGTCCAAAAGTATAACAAATTCATTTGATGCTTTATTTACTGCTTCTCTTTTATTATGATAACATCCTAAGTTTTTATCGTTACGATAAAGCTTGAATTTATCATTGTGCAATAATCCGATGTGAATGCAAATATCATTCCATGTTTCAGAATCCGAACAATCATCAACTATCACTATCTCGCTAATACGATTATCATTCATTACTTTAGCGAATGATTCGAAAAGCATAGTTGTGCGTTGATATGTGGTAATACAAAGGCTTATCATCGTGTATGTATTTGAATCCAATTGGATGGTATAAGATCAATAACTGGTTGCTTAACTCCAGCCGTTGGACCGAACCAAGTTTGTGCTGATGGTGAAACTACTATTCTGTTTGGATTATGTCCAAGATATGCAGCCCACCATGAGAATGTACTATTAGCTATAATATGATTACCACATGATGCCATTAATGAAATGTCTTGTAATTCGTCTTTTCCTTCCGAAAATTCAAAATCATACTCCTCAAATCCATTAACAACCATATCTTTAACGCGAGATATATCATCACTAAAAATAACGCATTCTTTGGCATGTGGAATACTCCGTAATGCCATATGTAAATAATCAGAAGTAATAGGAGGGAAACTACCTGAATGCTGAAGATAATCGCCAAGGCGTACATGGATACTCGTATGATTTTTATAAGCATCATTTATATTTAGTTTAAAGACTTTCCTCACTTCTTCCTGTGCATTCTCAAAATATTTATAAGATTGAAAGAATCCTGATAGCGCTACATCTGGACCCATGTCTGGTATTTCATGATAATCAAAATGGCACAGATCCATGTGAACACCGTGCTTCTCACAAAACTTATTTGGGTGCTCATGGAATCTTAATCCTGATGGTGCCGATTTAGGTAGATTAGGAAACACTTTGTGAATACATGAATATGGTTCGCCGTGCCCGTTGCTTGGATCAGCTGCCCATTGATAGCCATATTCTTTTGCATATCCGATAGCGGCCGCAATCTGAAACATGTTATTACCTAGCCTTCCTATGTGTTTTGATACTATCATAGTTTTTGGAACTCAGCTTCAAGAGATACTATTTTTTTATTGATAGCATCAATTAATTCATGTTTTTTTTGTATGCTTAATTCACATAAAAATTCATTTGCTTGCCTCGTGCACGCACGTTGTTCATTTACATCAAACAGATCAATTTTATGAACGTTTGACATTGAATATTTTAGATGAGAAATTTCTTCGATTATTTCTCTACCTCGTTCTAATGATGCTTTTGTCATAAGTTTATTATGTTAAATCCTTTTCGTTCACAAAAAATACTGAATAATCTCTCTAAGATAAACGGGGCAATTGGCCAATCTTTACGCCCGGTAAGTCCAAAATATCTTTGACGTTCGGCTGATGTTTTTCTTTTCGCATAGCCCGCGTCACAAAGAAATATGTCACTATTGCTGTGCATAAATTCGATAGAAGGAACAAGACAAGAAGATACATATTCATGATAAATTTCTCGTTTAGCCACAAAATGATTTTCATAAATAGGATGACTCAATTCAGTAGGCACCTTAATACCAAGGTCAGTTCGTAGAAACCTTTTGAATACTTCAAATGCCGGAGTCCAATTTGGGCTATGCCAATTGGCAGCCATATGTAAAGCTTGATGCGTAGGCGATCGCGGCGTGAGAACGGCCACATCATATTCGGTTTCTGTGAGCTTTTCAAGTGTCAGAGATTTGTCTATAAGTCTGAACATGTCGCCTCTTTTTTGCTTGAGCCTCCAGGATACAATACCGATAATTCCTGAGTTACAATTTGGTATAAGTTCTCTAATGACTGAGTTTTCAAAATACGGCGTAAGCGTTTCGTTTTTATGAATCCTTGCGAATGGGTAACAATGCTCGGCTTGTATGTCATTATAGATTATCTGTATAAAATCAAGATTCATTTAACCAATCTAAAACACGTTGAAAACATTTATTACAACCAATATCTAATTTTATTCCCGTGGCCTGCTCATAAGCTTTGAAAGCATCCTTCCAGTTCTTGGATCCTCTATTTGCAGTCTGTAATTCCCGGGCCGCAATCAATCTGTTTTTAATTTCCTGTTTGTCCATAATGCAAAAACCCACCTGGGATCAAGCCCCCGTGCAACCGGTAAAGCCATCACCCATGTGGGTTTCGTAATGTCTTATCTGTTGCACGGTAAGACGAAGTTAAAAAATAATTCTAATTATCCAATTTCAAACGCCGTCAAATAATCAAGCGTCGCCTGATAACCGCCAGCTTTCGAGAATCTAAGCGGTTTAGTAGTCTCTGCCCCTGTCAGCGTAATCGTATCGCTCGTATCGGCATCACCGGTCAATCCTGATCCCGAAGTATTGGCAGTGACGTAAAGCCCTTTACCTGCACCAAGAATCAAGAATTCATTATTGTTATTCTGCACGATAGCGACAATATCCTGACCTAAATTCAATTGCTGAATCACAACATCGTGAGCCGTTGTATTAGACAGAATCTTAATCGTAAGTGTAGGAGCATAGGAACGATTTCCGGTGTTAGCTACAACCAATGGCGAGGTGTACTCATGCGAGAACTTCTGCCCATCAAAACGAAGCAAACCACCGTACGGACCAAAATCCAAGACGTTAATGTCGGCAACTTGGGTTAAGCTTATCTGGGTGTCAAGCTGGCTTTTATAAAAAATCCAAAATGTTTTATCCAGACCTCCTACACGTAGAAGATCTGTGCACCCATTACTAATACCCGAAGCTGCTTTGCAACTATTATTCGTAGCCATGTTTAGCCTCCTTTTTTGTTTAGTAAGCTATAGTCTGAAGATCGCAATGTAAATACTGATAACCGATTTTGAAATCTGATCTGTAGTATCTCTTAGAATCCTTCATTTCATACCAGCTTTCGATCTTGTTAAGATCAGCTGAGCTTTCAACGCCTAGCATGTGGTTTTGTTTAACACTCAATAGAATCAAGCTCTTAGTAGTTCCAAACAACGGGTTGTTTGAATCTGCCAATGAATTATCCCACAGACGCACAGGGTTAAGTGGAATACCTTTGTAAGTGATACCACCATTCCAGGTTCCAGAACCTTTTATACCGTTGATGAAGGCCTCATATTGAGCTTGTGATACGTTTCCGGTTCCGATCAGCTTATTAACATAAGCATCGTAAATGTTACCAGTAACCCAGAAAACAGCCTTATCCATTTGCTCTTTTAACAGATCATTAGACTGGATGTAAACCGCTTCCAATGCATCTGCAGCTGATGTTGCAGTAGGTGCAGTCATTCCGAGTGATGTACCTGATGCTTTAACAACGCAATAATTTGAAGCGCCTGAGCTATCAATCAAGCGATCCCAAAGACCATCAATCTGATTGAAATCAGCATTTGAACTATTGCCTGCTGCCATCGTAGCGCGTATAAATAAGTCACGGCGCATGGCATCTGTAAGTACTTCCTGAATTACTCCGTCAATTGGAGTGCCTGCCGGATCGAAAGAACGTTCACCTGTCTTAAGCCATTCTTGTGCAAGATGATTATAAATACCTGTTAATTGTTGTGTAAAATCATCCTTACACCAGGCTTCCTGCATTCTGAATTCTTTTGTTTGAAGTGTCACGCTTGAAATCAAATCGCGTGAGCTGTTTGAATTCGGAGCACCGCAACCAGTATAAGGCTTGATTACTTTAGATAAGCCAGGTATCACATTGTATCTCTTTTGGAAAGAAATACCTTGGTCAATGGTAAACATGTCTGAAAGCGCAGGGCTTGACAGTGTTGGCTTATAGAATAAGTCAGTTGTCAGAATACCAGGATATGTGAAATTGAAATTCGTCTCAATGATTGAAGTCATTGAAGGCGTGCTCTTCACATCATCAAAATGTCCTGTCGGATAGTATTGTTCAAGCCATCCCATATTTTCAAGAATGAAACGCTTAGACATTTTGATATTATGCATTTTAGCATCTCGTATTCCAGAGTTACCTACATGCTTTATCGGAACAACGCCCATAAATGGCTCATTGTCATCGCCTACTGTTTTTGATTTCATGGCTAATACTTCTTTTTTAATTTCGCCTAAGGCGGTGGTTTGTTCTACAAGTTTTGAAGCGGCTGCTTCTTTTTCAGCTTTAATGGCTGCTAGTTCTGCCTTGAGTGCCGCAACTTCATCTGTAGCGACTTGTGCAGGTACCGGCGTAACTGGTATTTGTTGTGGCGGAACAGGGGCAACTGGTTTTGGTGGCATCGCTGGTTTAGCTGCCTGTGTCGGCTCAGTTACAGCCGTAACCACTCCACCAGCCACTGTAATAACATCACCCACTCCTCCAACATCATCAGGATCAGGGACCGCTTGATAATCACCATCAGGTGCGGGTGCTCCTCCAATAGTAGCAGGCGCTCCAATCATGGAATCTTCATTAGGAGCCGCAACTGAAAGTACTGTGCCATCAATAAGCGATACATCGTATGCCGATGGAGCTGTATTACCTTCTGCCTCGCCTATCATTTTAGCGAGCTTTTCAAGACCGGTAACTATAATATTTTTTTTCATGTTTTTAATTGGTTTGCCGATTGCGGCGGCGGTTAAATAATTATTCAAAACACCATCAGCAAACCGCATTTTTACAGCCTCAACGGCATTCAGTGTGGTTGTTTTACGCATCATTTCGCGAATCTGATCGGGGGCAATACCTGTCTTATCTGAATAAGCCTTAACCATATCATTTTCAATGGTTCTCAGTTCGCTGGCTCCGGATTCGAAATCTTCTGCCGTTCCCTGCATTCCAGAGTGTGGCATGTGGATCATGAATACTGACGGGTTGCAAATCTTGAGTTCGCCAGGGCTTGCGGCCAAGGCGATAAAGGTTGCCATAGATTGAGCTTCGCCTTCAATGATTACACTGATAGGTTTGCCTGATAATTTAAGTGCATTGTAAATATTATACCCGGCATAGACTGAGCCACCAGGTGATGCTATATGAACTACAATTTTGGACCGGTCTGCATATTGCGTTAAACGCTGCTTAACCATTGTATAGGTGTCCGGGCTAATTTGTTCGTCTATGAAAATATGACCTTCGTTCATGAAGGCAATTTCCATTTAAAAAACTAGGTTTTTAATAGCATTTAACCTATATGGTTAATGATTAGTACTTTTTGATGAGGTGGTGAATGTGCTTTATAGATAGATGATATTTTATTGAAAGCTGGCCTAATGTCATTCCCTTCGCATGATCCTTTAGAATGTCATAATCACGAAGTTTAGTATCATCGCATATTTTATGGTCAACGCATGTTTTGATAAATGATCTTGTGAATCTGGTTATCATAATGTGCTAATATTTTCTTTTACCTGAATTCTTTGTTGCGCAAGTGTTATCTCTTTAACAGAGACCACAGGATTAGGCATCATCTTGATTGCATTGGCTTGCATCAATGCGGTATTAGTGTCCATGGTCAATGAGCTAGTTACTATTCCGCCATCGGCATAACCTTTGTATGTCGGCCGCATCATATTAGCAATTTGAGGGCCACCAGCCATGGCAACATCTCGTTGATTCCAAACTACCTCTCCTTTATGTACAACTCCAGCCGGTTCATATTTCCCTCCTGATCCGGTATAACCCCCTTCAGCGAATTGTATTCCGTTAATTACAGCAAGCCTGGCAAGACCTTCTACAACTGCAGCCGCTGCTGCAACTGCTCCAAGCTCAGGACCAACATAAGGAATAGAGGCCTGTGATTCATATGCTTTCTGTGCACCCGCATAAGTTGATATGATAGTTTGTAATGAAGCAACAGCCTTATATTCATCACCTCCCTTTTTAAATAACTGACTTAATGCCCCGACAGCATCAGCAGTATAGGCGAGTTCTTCCTCATCAGCATATCTACGAGCTTCGATATATTTTTGGTGTTCATCAAATCTTTTTTGTTCTTCTGACTTAGTAAACTTTGTTATTGATTCCTGTGTGTACTGATTAATATCAATCAGTGTTTTAGATTCATCAATAGCAAAAGATTTTTTAATGTCTGATTCAACTTGTTGATCTTTTGCATCGCCTGATAATTTGGCATTTCCACCAGCTGAACGCCTATCAATGTCATTCAATAAATCCCGTTCTTTTCGTAATGCTTCAAGTCTTTTCTCTTCTGCGCTTGTCAGATTCTCTTTTAATCTCAATATTTTCTCAACTTGTTTTGTTGTATCCTTTTCAATCTTGGATATTTCAAGTTGTTTCTCTAATACTATAGTTTGTAGATCTTCATTTTCTTTATCGAGCGCTAATTGAAATTGAAGCTCCTGTAATTCATCTTTCTTTACTTTTAAAAGTTCCTCTTCATTTGCCCTGAGATTATCTATGATCTGACCACTTTTAAATAATTTATCATCATAAGAAACCTGTGCATCGCCAAGATCTGATAATAATTCCTGGTTAGTTTCTAATCGATCATTTACCTTATCCCGTATTTCTAATTCAGTTCTACCAAGATCTTCTAATGTCTCTTTAGATTGTGCAGCCATACTTGATAGGATTGCCAATCCTGGGCTTATCTGAAATAATAATCCACCAACTAATTTACTTAATATACCCTCTCCATCTTTGGCAGAAGAAATTAAATTAGCAAAAGCATTGGTAGAAATTGTTAAGGCTGTTGATAACTGATTGGACGCAAATTCTAAATCCTTAGCTCCTATCGTAGACCGTGCATAAGCTGCACCCAATGCCGAAACAATACCAACAGCCGCCGTGGCAGGATTAGCAAATGACATTAATTTGGTTCCAAGATCACCAACAGAAACACCGGCAACATTTATGCTCTTAGCTGCTTCTCCGAATTGATGAGGGTAATTACCTATCTGGTCTTTGAATAATCCGGCAGATTTCGAAGTTTTTGTAATCTGTGCATTTAATATAGATAGTTCTTTCTCAAGTTCAGTTGACCTTGCCTTACCTTCTTTTGTTTTTACATTTAGATTATCGTATTCTTTTGTGAGCTGAGCTACGCGAGCCTTCAACGCATTACGTGAATTGCTTTCGGTATCTATTAACTTACCTAATGTCCTTCTATTATCCTGTTCAGTTTTAAGATTACGCTGTAGCTTAATACTCTCATTAATGTATTCTTCCTGAGTAACAAGATTCTTTTTGTACTGATCATTTAGTTCTTTCTGAGCTTCCTTATTATCAAGAATGGCTTTCTCCGTTTTCTTCAAATCAGATAAAGCTTGCCCCTGATCTATTTTGAACTCAATTATTACTTCTTCTTTAGTTGTCTCGGTTGCCATTATGGTATTTTTATAAGTTGAAATATACAAGGAGTTACGCTATCCTTATATCCACTTATCTTATTCAAATAATATTTACCAACCCCAAATTCTGATCTCAAATAAATAGGTCTTAAATTAGTAAGCTTTACAAAAACAGAATCCGGTATCAACATAGTAAAAAATGTCTTAATCGGATTATTAAGTATCTTGTTCGCTTCCTTATAGTAATTATCAATCAATCCTATCTGATAATTATCAGAAGCTCCGTCACCGAAATTTAATGAATATTTCTCTTTTCCGTTTATATTTAATTCTGGCTGATTATTTCGTGAAAAGAAAATATATCCTATATTGCTAACCTTAATTGTGTTGGCAGGAGAATCATAAACTATAGTTACATCATTAAATGGTGATATGTCTGATACAGATACATTCTTTTTAAAAATAGCTAACGTTATATCCTGATTTTCAATATTTTTATAATTAACAATCTTAAAAGATCCGCTTGTAATTGCACCCTGGTATTGAACATCAATTAATTTAAATGATCCTATTACTTCAGATTCTACTATAGCATTACCTTGATAAATAAGATCAGAATTTATTATTCTGACAATTGTTCCTGTAGTCATTGCATCAGGTGGTGGGGCTGTGAAATTAAATTTAGCTTGTCCGCCATCATTCGTTACGCTATTAATGGTCTTTTCAGAAGATAAATCTTCTTCTAAATAATTTGCCTGTATTAACGATGCTCCTGTGCATTTATTTATGTAGTTATAGGCTGCTGTAAGGTCCAATGAGATAAGTGATTTTGATCCTTGTATGAAATCATTATCTATTTTTATTTCTCCTGAACCATATTGTTTTATATTCTCTTCATTGTATTTTTTTATATTATCATTATCTGAAGCTTTATACAACATACTATTTATTGTACCGTAATCGGATATAAAATCTATGAAATCTTGTTTAGGATCTTCGGATAAATCGATATAATTACTTAGATCTATAGGATCCTTCTCAAAAATTTTGTCAAATAAATTTAATGTCACTGTCTTTGTATAGTGATCAAAATCAGTAGCCACATTAAACAAACCAAAAATATTTTTAATGAATTGTATACTCGAAATATCTGGTAGATAATCTGAATAATAAATATCAGTAAAAACTGTAGGTATTATAGTAAGATAGCTTTTTGGTAAAATGTTTGTTGATGATGAGAACGGTTTTAGATACACTTCAATATAATCACCTGGCTCAAGGT